CGGGTGTATCATAAAAAAACCCCCCCCCTCCCCGCCTGGGGCGCCCCGCCTCCCCTGTCGAGGGGAGGCATTGGCAGTCTGTCAGGTCCCTGCGTTTTTATGACTGCGCAGCAGACGGAGGGGTTTTATTTGTTGAGGTTTATCATGTCTGAATTTATCTCTCTTTATTCCGGTTCCTCCGGTAACAGCAGCGTCGTGCGCTGTGGGGAGCGGTATCTCATCGTGGATATGGGCAAAGGCGTCCGCACCACCGGCGCAGCCCTCAAGGAGCTGGAGCTGAACATCTCCGACTGCGATGGCATTCTTGTCACCCATGAGCACAGCGACCATGTGAAGGGCCTTTCCACCTTCCTGAAAAAATATCCGCTGCCAGTGTACGGCGCAGAGGAAACACTGGAATTTCTGGACGCAAACGGCGTTGTCCCGGCCACTTGCGACATGACAGCTCTGACGCCGGGCAGGGAAGAGGACATCGGTGTCTTCGGGGTCAAAGCTTTCCCCACCAGCCACGACGTCCCCTGTGTGGGCTACCGCATCCACACCCCCGACGAGAAGACCATGACCATCGCCACCGACCTCGGTGTGCTGACTCCTGCTGTACATGAAGCCCTCTCCGGCTGCGACCTTGTGGCCCTCGAGAGCAACTACGACCTGCATATGCTCCGCAGCGGGCCGTACCCCTACTATCTGCGCGCCCGCATCGAGTCGGTCCGGGGCCACCTCTCCAACGATGAGTGCGCGGCAAAGCTGCTGGAACTCATCCAGGAGGGCTGCAAGAAGTTTGCCCTCTGCCACCTCTCGCAGGAGAACAACACCCCTATGCTGGCGCTGCAGACCGTCTTTTCCACCCTCGGTGCGGCGGGCGTCGTGCCGGATAAGGACTGTATCGTCCAGACCCAGCGGCGGAATGAAGTGAGCCCCGCGCTGGCGTTCTGACACTATAAAACCAGAGCAGGAAAAGGAGAAGAGCCTATGTCGTACATCATGGCGCTGGACGCCGGAACCACCTCGAACCGCTGTATCCTGTTCAACAAAGCGGGTGAGATCTGCAGCGTCGCGCAGAAGGAATTTGCCCAGTATTACCCGAGACCCGGCTGGGTGGAGCACGACGCCAATGAGATCTGGGCCACCCAGCTGGGCGTGGCCCTCTCGGCCATGAACAAGGTCGGCGCCCGAGCCGAGGACATCGCCGCCATCGGCATCACCAACCAGCGGGAGACCACCATCGTCTGGGACAAGGAGACCGGGGAGCCCATCTGCCACGCCATCGTCTGGCAGTGCCGCCGCACCAGCGAATACTGCGACGAGCTGAAAGCCCGGGGCCTGACGGAGAAATTCCGGCAGAAGACCGGCCTCATCATCGACGCCTATTTCTCGGCTACTAAGCTCAAGTGGATACTGGATCATATCCCCGGCGCCCGCGAAAGGGCCGAGCGGGGAGAACTGCTCTTCGGCACCGTGGAGACCTGGCTCATCTGGAAGCTGACCTGCGGAAAACTGCACGTCACCGACTATACCAACGCCAGCCGCACTATGATGTTCAACATCCACACGCTGGAATGGGACGACGAGATCCTGCAGGAGCTGAACATCCCGAAATGTATGCTCCCGAAGCCGGTGCCGTCCAGCGGCTTTTATGAGTACGCTGACCCGATGCACTTCGGCGGCGAGATAAAAATTGCCGGTGCGGCAGGCGACCAGCAGGCGGCCCTCTTCGGCCAGACCTGCTTTGCCTCCGGCGAGGCGAAAAACACCTTTGGCACCGGCGGCTTTTTGCTCATGAACACCGGTGAGACGCCGGTCACATCCCGGAACGGTCTTGTCACCACCATCGCCTGCGGGTCCGACGGCAAGGTGAATTATGCGCTGGAAGGCTCTATTTTCGTGGCCGGTGCGGCCATCCAGTGGCTCCGCGATGAGCTGCGCCTGCTGGAAGAGGCCCGCGACTCCGAGTATATGGCCCAGAAGGTCAAGGACACCAACGGCTGTTACGTCGTGCCGGCCTTTACCGGCCTCGGCGCGCCCCACTGGGACCAGTACGCCCGCGGCACCATCGTGGGCCTCACCCGGGGCTGCAACAAGTACCACATCATCCGCGCCACGCTGGACAGCATCTGCTATCAGGTCAACGATGTCCTCCGCGCCATGGCGGCGGACTCCGGCATCGCCATGAAGTCTCTCCGGGTGGACGGCGGCGCGTCGGCCAACAACTACCTCATGCAGACCATGGCCGACATTAGCGACCTCGAAGTCAAGCGCCCCCGCTGCGTGGAAACGACGGCGCTGGGCGCGGCCTATCTGGCCGGCCTCGCCGTAGGCTACTGGCAGTCCGCCGAGGACATCACCCGCAACTGGTCGGTGGACCGCGTGTTCTGCCCGGCCATCTCGGAAGAGGAACGCACCAAGCGCATCAAGGGCTGGAATAAGGCTGTCCGCTGCGCCTATCACTGGGCCAGGGACGAAGAGGAATAAGAAGAGAAACAAAACGGTCGGAGTTGCCTGACGAGTAACTCCGACCGTTTTTTGTTATTGAGTAGCTTGAGCGAGGGAAAACCACCGGCTCGCAGAGAACATAATGCTCCAACGAGCTGTGCTTTGGGTTTAAATCATCTTAAAGTATTTCAGTGCATCCCTTTCAGGAGTCGATCTCGTTCTTGGAAAGCGCAATGACACATTCAACGGTTGATTGCGATTCCAAGGGAAATTCTCGAATCTCTTTTCCATTATAGGGAACAGGGAAGGCGAATACAATGTTCCGAATCCAGTTGCCATCCGGCTGTTTTTCCGGGAAAATATCAATGCGCTCGATGAAGGCGCGCATGAATTCCTTCTGCTCCACCTCAGTGGCGGCATTGTAGACTTCATCGAAGGCCAGAAGCAGGTGATAGATGTTGTCAGCTGTGATCTTCTCCTGATGAATGTCATCAATCTGACCTTGGATTTCAGCGAGCTGGGTTTCCATGTCCTCAATCAGTTCATATTGCTCATCGTAACGCCGCTGCAAATCCAAAGACTTACGGTCATAATAGGGATCATTAAAGTCCAGTGTGTCCATCTGGTGCTCCAGACGGGATTTCGTACTGAGTCGCTGGCGGAGCTGCGCTTTGATTGTATCAGCCTGATGCTCCAACTCGCTGGTATCGACTGCGGAACCGATTTTCTCTTTGATGGCATCTACGAAGCGTGGGTCGTGAACCATAGCGGATACGATGGATGCGACCATCTGATTGATGTCGTTCTGTTCAATGTTCAACCGGAAAGAACATTCGTGTCCAGTCTGCCCTTTGATGCTCTTGCAGAAGTAGTAGTAACGAGTTTTGTTATCCTTGCTGTGAGCCTTAGAGACATTTCCGTACAGATTCCGTCCACAGCAGGGGCATTTCAGAATGCCGGAAAGAATATGTGCGTGGTCTGGGTCACGGACCTTTTCACGCCGCCCTGTGGTACACTGACGCTTGGTCTGTGCAAGATTCCAGTCGTCCTCGGAAACGATGGCTTCATGTTGACCGACATAGACGGGAAACTCAGACTGCTTCACAACGTGCATTTCGTTTCGAGTGCCAAGTTTCTTTTCAACCTTGCGGCGACCAAATGCAATCTTACCGCAATAAATGGGATTGTCCAGAATACCTCTAACAAATACAGCAGAAAACTTTGGAATAGTTCCATTCTGACGGAGCTTTTTCACATAGCCATGGGTGTTCAGATACCGGGCAATACCTGCTACACCATCGTTGGTATGGATAAAGCGGTCAAAAATAACGCGGATAACGTCCACTTCATCGTCTGCAATCGAAAGTTCGCCATTTTCCAGCCTATAGCCATAGGGTGCAAAGCCACCGTTCCATTTGCCCTCACGGGCTTTCTGTTCACGGCCAGCCATCGTTTGGGCACGGATATTCTCGCGTTCGATTTCAGCAACAGCAGAAAGAACAGAAATCATTAATTTGCCGGAATCTTTGGAACTGTCGATGCCATCTTCTACGCAAATCAAATTGACACCGAAATCCTGCATAAGCTGCAAGGAGTTCAGAACATCGGCCGCATTGCGCCCAAAACGAGACAATTTGAACACCAAGACGTAAGAAACGCCGTCTTTGCTATCTTGCACATCTCGTAGCATTTGCTGGAATTCGTGCCGACCTTGAATGTTCTTACCGGAAAATCCTTCGTCAGAATATTCTCCAGCAATGACCATATCTTCATAATCGGCATATTTGCGCAGCTTTTCACGCTGGGCATCCAGACTGTAACCGTCCACCTGCATGGCCGTAGATACACGAGTATAAATGTAGCATTTGGTGCGTGCTTTTTTCATAAGAAATCCTCACTTTCGGCGGTTGGTTGTTGTGTGAGATTTTCATGCTGGATATAATATTCCAGCAACCGGAGTACATACTCTGGCGCATGGCGGTGGCCGAGTTCCCATTCCGTTACAGTGCGGTAGGGGATTTGGAAGAAAGTGCAAAACTCCCGGCGGTTCATCCCGGTCGATTCGCGCAGTTCGAGGATTTTGTCTTTGCAGTCCATAAAGTTGCCCTCATATATGTAAAACACGCTACGCAATTATTTTAACATAAAATCACAAATTACGCAACGTGTAAATCTGCTTATGCGGCTTTACGGTTGGTCGCGCAAAGCGTAGACTCTTTTTGCTCCAGTACGGTTGAGCCATATTTTTGAATCAGCTTTGCCATAACATCGATGCAGCGTACAAAGGATGCGTTGTCAGTTTCGGTGTCATAGTATTTTTTCAATAGGCAGCTCCATTTCCTTGTAGCAGAACTTTGACAGTCCTGCGGATTTTTTGGAAATGTTTTCTGATTCATCCGATTAAACTTTTTAAACGTTCCATTTTTTCCTGCGCTGTTTCTTTGCGGAAACTCACGCCGATGCAGGAGATTGGAACGCACATTTCCAGCAGGCGGTCATAGATACGGGCATGGGCGGTATTTTGTGGGTGTCGTATCTCATCCAGCGTCAGGTTGGTGGTGACAATCAGCGGCTTTCGGCTGCGGTACCGGCTGTCCACGATGTTGTAGATCTGTTCCAGTGCGTACTCGGTACCTCTCTCCATCCCAAAATCGTCAATGATGAGCAGGGGATAGCGGCAGAGCTTGTCGATGGCTTCATTCCGCCCGGAATAGCTGCTGTTCAGCTCGTTCAGGATCCGGGCAAAATTTGTCATACGCACAGGCACTTCCTGCTCCATCAGAGCGTTCGCAATGCACCCGGCAAGGAAACTCTTGCCGGTGCCCACACCGCCCCAGAGGAACAGCCCTAGGTCCTCTGAGCGCATGGCCTGCCACTGCTCTACATAGCGGTGTGCATGACACATCTGAGGGCTGCGCCCATTGTCGTTTTCAAAGGTCCAGTCCAGCATTGCCGGGTCAGAAAATCCCTCGGTTTTCAGCCGCCGCACAAGATCGATGTGCTTTTGCTGGTTGATAAGGGCTTCCTGCTTTTCTCTTTCCGTGCGCTGGCAGCTGCATTCGGCTGGGTGCTTGTTCTTGCCCATCAGGGCAATGCCTTTTGCAAAGAACGCTTCTTTTGGGGTGTGACATTTTCCGCAGTAAAGCAGACCGTCCTTGCAATAATAATCCTCGGTATTTTCGGGAATACTGGAAACGGACTGTTCCAAAATTTTCTCAATCGTCTTTATAGGCTTTCTCCTTCTTTGAATGTGTAGTCCGGGATGCCCGGCGTCGATTTTTGTTCTGTTTTCTGCCGCTTTGCCCAGATGCGCAGGGTGGCGGCATGGTCAGCATACCTTTTTCCAGTGGACTGGATATAAGCTGAAAGCTGCTCGATCAGATCATCCAGCCCGGAAAAATCGGCTTTGAGCCGCTTGTACTCTTTTTCTGTCAGAAAGACATTGTGATATTCTCCAAGGGTTAAATGAGCATCTGTTGTTCTTATCAGGTGGCTATCTTTCAGGTCGTTCTTATTACGTTGGTTAGGTGTGCATTTCTGCGCAATCATACTGCTCATTTCTGCACAGTCATGCTCGGCATTTTTGCATACTGTGACAGTGCAATTTTGCGTAGTAAGCGGAATCTTGAGCAGAATGCGGCTGGGCTTGGAAAATCCACTGCGGACACGTTCCACGAGCTGTGCATTTTCCAGTTCAGTAAAAGAGCGTGTTACGCTGGAAACGCTGCATCCCAAATCTTTTGCCAGATTGGAAAGTGAATAGATCACATAGATGCGGCCTTGCGCATCAATCCAGTTGTTCTTTTGAGAAAGCGTTGCCCGATCCAGCAGCAGGGTGTAGAGCAGTTTTGCTGTGTGGCTCAGGTCTGTATCCAGCAGAAAGCGGGGATAGGGTAGATATTGTGGCAAGGGCGTAGTGACAGTCAGGTAGTCGGAAATAGAATTCACCTCCAGTGTTTTTTCATCAAACAAATTTTTGGAAAGCATTTTACTGGCTGTTGGCAGTCTCCAGAAGATGCTGCCGATGCTGTTCTTTCAGATGCACAATATAGCTTTCTGCTTTTTGCAAAGCAGCAATAACTTTTGCTTCAATCTCCACATTTGTCAGAAAGTCGGGATACAGAGCAAAGCATTGTTCGAGACGGAAAATAAAGCTATCAGAGGCACTGTTGATTTCACTGAACATTCCTCCGGCATCGGCGACATGATCAACCGTTGCCATCTTTTCTCCTAGCTCACGAATGGTCTGGAGTTCGGTGCTGCGCTTTCCCGATGAAATAAAAGGTCGATTCTCCGAGAGCGGATCAGCCGTTTGGATCTTCGATGTGGCAGCAGTAGAAAAATTGTTTTCGGTGACCTTGGAAAGCAATTCTAAATTTTCATAGGTGTCTGCACTATCGTCTGGTTTACCGTTTAACTTTTCCTCTCGCCACGTTGATACCACGGTGGGCAATGCTTCCGTGGGAGTTCCACGGATAATGGTAGCCTCTCGCTGGGATAGCTTAAGTTTGCCGGATAAGATTTCTTCCTGAATGCCGGGGCAGTATTTTTCCATCAGCTCAACGGTTTTCATGAACTGCTCGGCACGAATTACAAAAGAGGGACTTACATTATTTTCTTTGGCGATTCGTTCGGTCGTGTTTTCTACCGATGGCAAATTGTCAATTTGATAGTTTGCCACCTGTGTGTACTGATTGCCATGATTTCCCCCACGAGTGGATTTTTCAGAATGATACTGCTTTCCAATCAGAAACTTTTTCTGTTCAGGTGTCAGATTCCGACGACCCAGCTGATGTTTGCAGATCCATGCAAGAACATCTTCACGGGTTTCGCAGGTGCAGGAGATCGAGCGGGTGGTATAAGGGATTTCTGGGTGCTGCTGGAGAATTTTATAGCGATTGTGGCCATCAACAAGAATGTTGCCCCAGACAATCAGGGGAGACAGGACTTCACCCTCTGAAAGGATGTTTTCTTCCAGTTGCTGAAATTCTTCATCGGTCAATGCAGGAATCTGAGATTGAAATTCGGAATCAATGATAAATTCAAACTTGTTTTTCTTCATAGGCAAAATCTCCTTTCAAAAATTTATTGGTAGTTCAGCCGTTATCCCCGCATGGATTTCCTGCCCCCTTCCGGCGGCGTCTTCCGGCTCGCTCTTGTGAGATCACCGCCGGGTATTCCATGCGGACGGTCATTTGGTTCTCAAGGTTCAATGATAGATTTGAAACTAGGCTAACACATTCATGGGAGATTTTTTAGGACACATTATGTCTGGTTTTTACGAAAGTTGATTTGAATTTCTGCTAAAAATCGGACATTCAATGCCTGAACTGGTGTGAAAGCAATGAAGAATGTGCTTCTGTGGGCTTAGTGTATCACATCGTAAATTTTGTTTTTAGGAACTGGTAGTTCCGGTTTTTAAGGGATATGAAATGAATTTCAAGGCAAAATCGGAACTACTGGTTCTGGTTTTTCGTATCAACGTGATTTCAAATTTTGGGTGCCGTTCTCTCTGCACGGACTTCCTACCCCCTTCCAGCGGCGTTTTCCGGCTCTCCCTTGCAGGGTCATGGCCGGGTATCCCATGCAGACGGTCATTCGGTTCTCAAGGTTCGATGAAGGCTTGTAGAAAGCCTATCACAA